CTGACACCCCAACACTTGGCGAGGTCTCAAGAACTGAAGCCTAACTTCGAATCTCCCCCCCGACCCCTCCCCGAAAGGGAGGGGAGTTGCAAACCACGTGGGGAAAGGCTCTTATTTTTTACTTATTTAATTGAGAAATATGTACAGCGCAAAAGAGAAATTAACGCACTTCCACAAGTTGGTTAGCCCCACAGTTGTGGAAGCCGACCTTGCCCTGCTGCACGAGAAAGCACCTCACCTTACCGATTTCACACGCTTCGACCTCTCGCCTGAGAAGAATCACGAGGAGATACTCTTCTTACTTCTCGACCATTGCGAGCACGACGAAATCGTACGTAATCGACGTGAGTTTGCTAATCAAGCAGCCGACGAGGATAATGACAATGACAACGCCAATAACTCTTCTGAAGATGGCAACGAGAACCCTGAGATTCCTAACGCTAATGGAGATGAAAGCCCAGACGCTGACGGTGGCGAAGGCAACGAGGACCCATCGGAAGGAGAGGGTGGCGATGAGTCATCTGAAGAGGGTTCAGAAGATAACGAGCCTACAGAGCAATCATCAGAGCAATCTACTGCCCCTTCAGAGGATAAGGACGATGCTTCTTCTAAGAAGGAGAAGGCGAAAGCAACTCCAAAAAAAAAGAAGAAGAGTACCCGAAAATAGACTGGGAAAACCTTACAGATGCGGACGTACAGATGGCAACCGTCATCTATAACGACCGCATCAACACTTGGCGTAAGATGAAGCAGCTCGACGAATTGCTGGAGACAAAGCCAACCGCACAAGCCGTAGCAGAAATGGCAGAACTGCGCATCCGCAATCTTCAAGCATTTGCCGAGCTGCAATCTTTCAACGACACGGGTAAGTTCCTCTGCAAGCACCCGATACTCTTCGGACGTTCAGAGATAGCCCAGCTCATAAAGTTGCTCCGCACTGACCCAGCTGAGTTTCTCCGTCAGCACAAGAATGTTCTCGACAACATCAAGCGTTATAAGTCGTTCGTTAAGCGCAAGGATCGTAAAGAGAAAAGAGATGCTGATAAGCGGAATCTCCAAAAGTACCAAGAGAAAGAGCGACTGTTCAGAATGGTTCTCGAGCAGCAGCAGGAACAGAAATCCAAAGCATAGCTTTCGATCATCCAAAGCATAGCTTTTGATCGTCCAAAGCATAGCTTTCTATCATCAAAAGCATAGCTTTATATAAATCTATTTATTAACCCTTAAAATCAATGTATTATGTCAGTAAAATTTAAGATTTACCAAGACGTTCGCACAAAGAGTAAGACTAAAGGCAAGTTCTATGCACGTGCCGTTGTCAGTGATGTTGCCGACCTCGAGTCTATCTCTAAGGAGATTGAGGAAAACACCTCTGCAAAGCAGGCGGATGTCTACGCAGTTCTGCGTGAACTCGTCAACGTAATGGCTCGCCACATGCGTAATGGCGACCGAGTGGTGCTCGACGGCTTCGGCTCGTTCAAGGTTGGCTTGAAAACCAAGCCTGCCGATTCGGTTGAGAAATTCAACGTAGCCAAGAACATTGTCGGTACGCGCATCAACTTCCAACCAGAGACCCACTGGAAGGCTGGCGACATCGGGCGCACACGTGCTTTCCTCACTGGCATCGACTTCAAGCCTTACGAGGTGAAGAAGAGCGACAATGTTGGTAAGATAAACCACAAAACAGAAAGCAATCCAAGCGGTCCATCCGTTGACCCAGACTATCATCCATAAGGATAGTCATTGACTTTCTAATCTTTAGCCGTCCCCTGCCTCACGCTGTGAAGCAGGGGATTCCTCATAAATTACTTGCGTCACGCAAAAATTATTTGCGTTTCGCTTGCATTATTCAAAACGAATGCTTATCTTTGCAGTGCTATAACAATGATAGTAGACTATCCCGGAGAGCATCGGTCATTGCTCAACGTATTCGCTTGAGCATTTTTTATGCTCATAAAGATATTGGCGGTTGCCATCTCGTACAATTTATCAAAGCCCTTCGGGTAGAGACATCATTGTTATAGCAGCGGGATGTGCAGCCGCTTCTCTGTGTCTCTGCCACGGCAGTTCCGTGGATGCTATAACAATGATGCAATATGCAACCAACAACCCTCCGCACAGCGCAGCGGTCGTTCTCGCTCAAGGATTGGGCAAGCGAAAAGCGCAATAAGTTTTCACAGTGGTTTAATGGCGAGTCAGCTACTTTCTCACGTCTATGCGGTGAGCGTTTCACGCATAAGGAAGTCTGCTACGCTCATCTGTTCCTCGTAGTTCTCTTGGCAGCCTGCTTCGTGGCTGAATGGTTGGAAGGAGGTGCGCTATGACTATTGCCCTCTCTCATTCGCCCTCTGTAGCCTATAGCGCAGTGCGCACAGCGTGGAACCAATTCAAGGCAGCCCCCACCGACACGGCAGCTATCGAGAATTACCTCGAAGCACTCGAACAATACAACGGCATACTCGAAACGATTGCCGTCTGAAGATATAATTTTTTTTTAGCATTTCTTAAATTGGGAAGCAGTCTGCCGTGAGGCACGCTGCTTCTTTTTCCTGACGTCAGGAAAATGGTCTGTCTTTTGTTTGTTTTTCCTCTTTGATTATCTTTGCGTTATGGATTCAGATATTCAGAAACTTCTTGCAGACATCGCATTGCTCGTGAACGTCACGGAGGATATGCGTGCAATCCTTACCAAGCTCGTTGAAATGGCTAAGGATGGCAGCACCGAAGCCGTGAAGGAACTGCGTGAGATTATACAGCAGGCAAAGGAAGAGCAGTTGCGAAAAGACCTTTTTGGCGTATGACACAACTTGACCGTATCGAACAGATACACCCCGACTTAATATCGCAGTTCTTTGCCACTGGCAAGTGCGACGCTATTCCCCAAGAGCTACAGAAGTTCTTGGAGCAATTGCAGTGGGCAATGGAAATCTACGAACACGAACGCAACATAACTCGTGCGGCTCGTAAGCTGCAACAGCGCGTCAATGCTAACCAAGGTATCAAGATAGAGCAGCGCACCTGTATGGCTCGCCTTTACGAAGCCATCAACTACTTCCAAGTAGACAACAACGTGCCTATCAAGATATGGGAGAACCAGTACGCTAACCAGTTTGAGAACCTTGCCAAGCTCTGTGCGCTGTCTGGTGACTATAAGACACAAGGCAAGTGCTACGAACGTGCGCTGGAGTGTCGTCGTCGTGCTTCTGAAATCTCCGAAGCCGATAGAGACCTTGGTGTTACGTTCATTATCACACCAACCATCACAGCAGAGGAACTTGGCTTCTCAAAGAAGAGTCTCAAGGACATTGCTGCAAAGCACAATCAAGGCTTTTATGTCACGCTTATCGACTCGCTGCCTATCGAACAGAAGGAGAAGAAGCGACTGCTGCGTGATGCTGACATACAAGACGCTGAAATAGTAGAGGAGATTCCAAATGACTGACGAACTAACAACGCAAAACAACGAACAACCAACAGTCGACTTTGAACACTACTATATGAACCGTGTTCAGCTGCTGGCGAACATCATCGACCCGAATATGCTCTATGCTGAATGGGCTCGTGCAACGGGTAAGACGGAGGGCGTTATCGTCCCCCGACTTATCCGTGTAACGAATGATATGCCTGGTGAACTCTCGTTCCTTGTGCATAAGACTTACGTTGCGCTGATGACAAACGTCTGGCCTAACATTCAGGCATCGTTCTCTCGTCCTGTCATCGTGAATGGTAAGCAGCGTGCAATGTTGGAGTATGGCATCGATTATGTGGTGGGCGAAGCAAAGCTACCTTCTCACTTCCGTCGACCACGCTACCCTATTGCCTACGCTAAGCACTCGGTCATCTTTCGCAATGGTGCACACCTTCAGTTAGTATCTTCAGATCAGCCTGAGAGTGTCGCTGGACGAAACGCCGTCCACGCTTTCGTTGAGGAGATGAAGCACAACAGCGGAGAGAAGCTCAAGTCACGTCTCTTCCCTTCCCTCCGTGGTGGTTCAGCGGACATCCGTCGCTCTGCCTACTATGAAGGCGTGACAGGTGTGAGTGATACGGCACGTGTCGACCTTGGTGAAGACGATTGGTTCGAAGAATACGAAAACAAGATGGACCGACAGCTCATTGAGGAGATAGCCAGTGTCTCACTTGCTATCAATCAGTCGCTCTACAAGCAATTTATGCTCCAGCAAGAGTTGCGCAACACGAAGAACCCAGTCACAATGGAGAAGATAAGACTGGAAAATGAACGCCTTAACGCTTTTGTTGCCCGATGGAAACCACGCTTAGCGGATATGCGAAGGAACGCAATCTACTATATTCGTGCTTCATCATTCTGCAACAAGGACATCCTCGGTCCTAAGTTCTTTAAAACCCAGCTCGACACGCTCGATATGGATGAGTTCCTCACCGCCATCTGTGCTATCCGCCATAAGGAAGTTACCAACAAGTTCTTTACAAGCTATGACCACGATCGACACCAATTTAAGGACAGCTACATATACGACCAAATATTGAAGCTGAACCTTAAAGACCACTTCACGCTCACCGCACGCTACCTTCGCCACTACGATAAGCGCGAGCCTCTGTACATAGGTTACGACCCTGGTAATTTTCAATCGCTTATCGTCGGGCAAAAAAAGGAGTACGGCAGTCGCTTCGACATCATCAAGGAGTTTTGGGCTTACATACCTGACGACCAACAGGACCTTGCACAGCAGGTGTATTCATTCTTTGGAACCGATGCTGTGAATAAGGTTATTCATTTATACCCCGACCGTGCTGGTAACAAGACACGTGAGGAATTAGAGCAGATAACGACTGACTCACTAACGATGAAGGCAGCCTTAGAGAGTTACGGCTTTTCAGTTATCCTTTACAACGACGGTGCACCTACTATCTACCACTGGCAGCAGTTCCGCCTTTGTCAGTTGCTCTTTGGTGAGAAGCTTCCTTTGCTTCCAAAGGTGCGAATAGATGAGAACGAATGCCCTAACCTTTGCAGTGCAATTTTGATTAGTCCGTTGAAGAAAACCAACGGCAGAATAGAACTCGACAAAGCTTCAGAGAAGAAGGAGGAACTGAAACGACGACCAGGACTAACAACGCAGCTCCCAAGTGCGATGATTTACCTTTTATACGGTCTTTATTCTGACCTTATCAAAAAGGAACTAAGCAGTTATCCTGATGATTTGCCCGAAAACATCACGATATAACACCCAATAATGTCCAATATTTGATATAAAAAATGTCCAAAATAGGGCAATAATAAAGGTTATTTACATAGGTCAAAATCTTATTTTGTTGTGTTTCAGATGTTTACGTTTTGAAAATCAAAATCAAAAATAAACGAATGACGGAAATCATCACGCGCCGCTGAGTTGAGGAAAAGAGGTGCAACATTCCAAAAGCTGGGAAATATGACAGGGAGGGTATAAAATCGTCCTTTGTTCCCACAGCGATTTTCAGTAATTTCGCAAGTAATGGAGAAGACAATTGAATTGAACGGCATTGATGCAATGCAATGGGCAAGGGAGATAAGTAGAGTACCACAAGGTGACTTCACTATCTGCTTCTTCCCCTACTCTCGCATACAGGGTATGGCAGGCGAGAAGATGATAGTTAAGGAACATTGCAAGTACCGCACGCAACTACCACAAGACTGCTTCAAAGTAGATGCCGAGAACTTCTTTCTCTTCGAGGACCAAGAGGGAAACCCTAAGATGTGCTATCGCATACTCATCAGATACATGGGGTTTCCACAAGACGGATATAAACTACATAAGATAAATTGGTTATGACAGATAGTATTGAACTGCACGGCAACGCTGGACTCTACGTCATGGACGGCAATACCTTCTCCTTTCAGATTGGGGAAGGGAGAGAACTGTCGACGAGTCCAGGGCTACTTGTACCACAGGGTAGACAGACTTGCCTACATGAACACCAGTGGATGAGTGTGAATGGTTATCAGGTCTGTATGCGTGGTATGAACAACGCACTGTGTGAAGAGGTAACGATGGAGATAAAGCAGAACCGACTGCTGCCTCGCTTGTATAGCAAGGAGATTAAGATGCTCTATGGTAATGGACCATGCGCCTATATGCAGACTGTAGAAGGTGGTAAACTACGACGTGAGTACACCGCACTGCCTGCGTGGGATGAGTGGTTGAACTCTTGGCAAGAGCGTGGTATGGAAACATCCGCACAGGAGTTCGCTAAGACCTGTATCAAGAACTACTACTGGTTCGGAGACTACTTCGTTAAGTGGCGGTTCTCACGTGGTAAGCGTATTGGTATGTTGCCAGTAGCTGGACTTGAACCATTAGAGAATAAGCACTGCCGTCTTGCTACTACTCGTAAGGATGTAGCCTATGATCAGATTAACTATGGCGATTTCAACAATATCGCTGTAGGACGCTGGACATACGGCTTAGGCAATTACAAAATATATCCTAAGTTCGCATTGTCAGAAGTTGACAACTATCTATTCGCTGCCGTGTCACACCACCGTGAGAAATCAGTCGATGAGTTCTACGGTGTGAACGAAACCCATCAAGGCGCACGTCCATATATTCAAGGTAGCAATAAGACCGCCTCCTATATTAACTCCTTCCTGCGTAATTCCCTTGCAGCGAAGATACACATCATCATTCCGAATGCGTGGGTGTCAAGCAAACGTAATCAGTTAGTTAAGCTATGCGAGGAGAATAAGATTCGCTCATCTAAGAAGCAGGACTTGGTGAAATATAACGGTATAAGCATCGGTACCGAATATCGTGAATCGTTACTTGTAGAGTATATGCGATTGGAGCTGCGTAAGATAGGCGACTATCTGAGCGGTGCAGATAACCAAGGCAAAGCCTACTCTTCTATTTCGTTTATGGACAGTTCTGGTAACGAGCAGCAGTGGAGAATTGAGACGATCGACCTTAAGTATAAGGAATATATCGAATCTTTGATTTCGTACGATAAACGAGCAGAAGAAGCCTTACTATCAAGCGTTGGTTTGGATGCATCTATTACAGCGGTTAGTAAAGATGGTGTTATCAGTAAGTCAGGTTCTGACGCTTACTATAACTACCTTATCTATATAATGTCGCTCACACCAGAGGACGAGATATGTGCAGAACCGTTTAATCTTGCTCTCAGATTGAATTTCCCAGACCTCTATAAGCAAGGCTATCGCATAGGCTTCTATCGTGAGGTTCCACAGCGACAGGAAGACGTCGCACCGAAAGACAGACTAAATCAGCAGCAGTCATGAAGAATGTATTAGTAGATATTTTCAAGAACTTCTCCACCTTCAGTCTTTATGCACCTGGAGTGGAAACTAATATGGACCTGAACGATTTGCGTTCGTCTGGTCTTACGGCTCGCAAGCGTATTGAAATCATCATCAGTCGTGCAGTGTTCGAGGAACTTTTAAAAGAGAAAGAAGACTCTCCTCTTATAGAAGCTCTGCGTGCTGCTATGGCGAACATGACCATGGCAACTCAAATCATCTTTGATAGTGTTAATCGAAGAAAGGGCGAGGTCAATGTGTATAAGTATGAGTTGGAAGCAATGAAGCGTTCTTATATGGAGAACTATTGCAACGCTATCGATACGCTTGTGCAACTACTATCTGAACCTACCGAAGGTGAAATCGCTGAGTTGTGGAGCAAGACTCCTTACTACCCTATCTTGGAGCGATGTGAAATAAAGACTATGGATCAGATGGATTCTATCTATCCTATCGATGCCTCTTATCTTTACTTCTTTAGGACTGTACCATTGCAGAAGGAAACGCTCGATGAAGTTATGTCGATTTACTTCGAGAAACTTACAGATGACAATCGTGAGCGCATTCGTCCTATCTTGTTGCTTGCCTTGGTAAAGAAGACCATTGCAAAATCGCTCCGTAGGTTTGATATTCTCGAATTTCCTTCGACAATTCGAAACCTCTTCGATGATAGTCACGCTTCACGCTCTGGCAAGGACGAATCCAGTGCTATCTTTGCACTTGCCGACCGCCTCGATCGTGAAGCGGAAGAACTCCTCTCTAATGCTGATACACTGCTCTCCTCTGAGACTGTTTCTGATTTCTGCTCTAATTCAGCGTACAATCATCCTGATGATAATATCATAATGTTGCCATGAAGAAGGATGTTTCACTTATATATAAAGGTAAAATACATTTTATTCCTAACCATTGGGATGCGATGAATGACCGTCAGTTCATCCGCCTTGTAGGCGACTTCCTTCGTATGGCAGCTGGCGAAATATCTGCTGGCGAGGTTCGGATTAACTGGCTGTGCGATATTATGGGGTGGAAAAAGCGTAAGTTCCATTCAGAGGAGCAGATTGCTAATCTCGTAGCAATCTCAGAACAGCTCACGTTTATGTTTCAGATAAACTATCCTGATAACAATAGTGTCTTGGATGGTGTAGACGAGGATACTTACGAGTTGTGCCGTCGTGTTGATCCTTATCGCTTGAATATACCACTTGCACGTGTGCTGCGCAGGCTCGACTATCAATACGTAATCGACCTCTGTTTCTGTGCGCAACTCATCCCTTCTGTTCAGATTGATGGGCATTCCTTTCCTGGATATCGAATTGAGACGAGTTTCGGTACGCTTACTTGCTCTCTTACTGCCCTTCAGTACGTCGAAGCACAGGGGCTTATCGAACGAGGCGAGGAGTCGTTGCCTTTGCTCGCTGCCATTCTCTATTATCCAGAGAAAGAGTACAATTCTGAGCGTGCGCACGAGTTGGCTAACGATTTCGCTAAACTTCCACTCGAAACGCTTACGGCTATATCGTTTAATTTTCAAGCATTTAACAACTATCTGTTTAGTAAAACTTCATTCTCTCTGCTGTCTAAGTTCGCTCATAAACCCAAGCAGCCTATCACCACCGATGCTTCTGATGCGCTCTACGACCTCTCCAAGGAGGGGCTTGGCAATGCAAAGCAGATAGAGCAGATGAACGTACTTACTTATCTGAAGGTGCTGCGCAAGAAGACTATCGATGCGGTTAAGGATATGAAGGGTTTTGGCTGGGATAAATTAAAAATCAGTGAGGATGTAGGGCTGCCTATCTCTGTAATCGATAAGATATTATGATTAAAGATCAGTTTCTCTATTTCGCACAATATCCGTCAAAAGAGGGTGTTCGTGCTATACTTACCAATGGTGCGAGCGACTTCCCTGGTTATAATGACCTTGCGGAGTCTCTTGACAAACTTCCCAATGTGTCGCGACTCCCTGAGATAGCCAACTATGTCTATGGTCAGTCGTTCGAAGAATTGAAACAACGTATCGATAAGTTAGTGGGCTCGTTCCTATTCGTGGATTATGGCGAACTAAATATGTCAGCGGATGGACGCAACTCTTACCAGGTAACCCAGCGTATCGCTATCACCGTGGCAAGCAAGATGACGAACCGTGCTGACGCTGCTGAATATATGCTTGCCTCCGATTCTGCACTTCGCCTACTCTCTAAGATTCACGCTTGGATGATTGCTGATGCTGAAGAAGGCGAACTCGATTGGATATCTCGAGGCGAACTCGACAAGGCGGAGATGATTCCTTTTGTCGCTACAGAACTCTCCTCGGTTGGTTGGACCTTGATGCTCAATTGTGTTGCGCCTGACACGCTTGGAACGCACCTTTTAAGTCGGTCCTTTGCGAAACAGCCTTAAATCCTTACCTTTGTATCGTTAATAAGTTGGTAGAATTATAGTTTGATAGTTAATAGTTTTTTCAGATTGAAGATTGTTTAGGATGACGGGGTCTCGCAGCCGCTGTCTGTGCGCAGCTCTCGCGCACATTTTT